CTTTGTCCCCTTCTAACTAGTTGATTTACTGGGTTATGTTTTTAAATTTCCAGCTTAGTCTCAACAACTTGGCTATCGATTACTTCTTGTTTTCTTTCGCTTGGGTTCCCCCCCCTGGCTTTGTTTTACTTGATGTTATTCGAGCTACTTAGATTTACTCTCTTGGTAGCGCACCAGTTTTATTACTTGGTGCATGATCGCTTGTCTCGCCGTCTGACTCTTTTTAACCATAGTTCTTAGATAGCAATCGTCGATCTCGTTCTGTGATCCGATTGACTCGAAGCTGTTCACATCAGCACCCCAATTCCATGTACTTCTTGCTCGCCTATGCGAGATAGGATTTATTTGATTTAGCCTACATGTCTAGCACCGATGTGTTTTGTGTTTTAGATCGAATTAGCCTATGTGTTCGTTTTCCCAAACGAGCGTCACTTTGATCCCATTGCCGTAACTGGCGCATTTCTGATACCGAAGACTAATATTAAGTAATGATTTGCGTTTCATACCGTTTTGCTCATTGTGGCCAACTCTAGTTGGTTAAAACCCGGATTGCAGGGTTGGATTGGTTGCCGAAAGCAACTGATTTGATTCCCGTGACCGAAGTAGGGAAGTGTCCCGGCAGGAGTGATCCTGTTCGTGCGCGTACAATAAACCGCGTCCCCCCCCCCATGGCTGCACTTGATTTCCAAACCCCCCTTTATATCCTCTTTTGCAATATTGTTTCAGTTTTTTGTTATGTTCTCTTTTTCTACGTGACGAGCATAAGCAACCGATATCACCGCGTTGCTCTCGTCGGCCTGGCCTGCTTAATTGCAGTGACCACGGCCCTTTCTATTTATGTCCCTTTCGACTTACTTTTCGTCCTTTGGTGGACGACGTACCTCTCTGGAGTACTAACACACAGGTATTTTGTGAGTCGTTCCTGGATCGTTTCCTGCATGTTCATGCTACGAATGTGTTTTGGTCGTTACCTAGCTGGTCTTAGTACATTCCTGTTGATGTTTTTCACAGGGTATGTTGCTGGCTATCGCCTATATGGCCATTGGCTTCAGATCTTAGAATTCCTTCCTCTTTTCACCGTTTCTGCCTGGCTCGTTCTCTACGTTGCTAGGCAGATTGACCACCTCATTTATCTACGTCAATTTCGTGTTTTGGTTCCATACAAGTTTTACGTCATCGTGTGGTTTCAGATCGCAAATTTGTTCGTTTTTACGTGGGCCTACTGGTCCATTACTCACCAAACTTTGTGCCACATCTTAGATTTTCAGATACGCCTTTCCCTTCTTGGCGTTGTTTGTTATCTTTGTTATCGTTTTATGACTGGTTGGGTGGTTTTTATGCCCCAACTTTGTTATGAACGTTCACGTCGCAAATGTGTTCTCCATCCCGATCGAATTATATTCGTTTGTTTCCTTACTTGTTTATCTGCTTGCATCTCATTTCTTGTCGCTTTAATGTCAATAGACAGTTATTGTGATGCTTTGCCTGAATCTCAAGGCAAATACAAACGTTTTGAACGTCGTCGTCGTCTTCCCGTCAAGGAAGAAGATGTTGCGTTCATAGATAATGTTCAATTCCTTTCCCAGTTGTTGCGAGATATTCGCAATGGTACTGTTGATCGAGAACAGCATCGTACTATTATTCGTCGCAATTTCACTCGCGATGAGATTCGTGCTGCTTCTCGCGATGCTGAAGACAACGCTCATCTTTCTGGCTATCTTCGTCTTGCAACGACTGAAGGTCGTTCTGTCGGTCGTCAAGCTTTCATCGACGGCGCAGGCCGTTACGACAGTCTTCTTCTTACGGGTGAACTTGCCCGTGCTCGTACCATCTACAATTCTGGTGCGAGTCCTTCCACCGTTAATCTCGGCGCGAGCCGTTATAAGCGTCTTCTCCGTATTTTGGAACATCACCTCAGTGGTATTCCGGAATCCCAGGGATTCAGTTCCTTGGTTACCTCTATTACCGATAACGTCAATGATTTTGTTAACGGATTGCGTGCCATTAAGCTCTTTGGCACTGCAGTTCGTGTGCTTAGTGGTGGTACGTCCATTACCACCCTCACTATTATTACTGCCGTTCTTGCTATTGCTGCCGATATTGTTGCGCTCCGCCATTTGTATAAAACTGGCGGACCCTGGAAAACTTATCTAGGTTTGCGCATTGCTGCATTGTGCACTGTTTCTGCCTTGAATCATCTTGCCGTCACTGCTCAAGTCGTACGTGTATTTGATGAATCGATGCGCTCCGCTCCGAATGTGTCAAAAGGCCCAGATGTCGTAGAGCGCGTTCAGTACGTCTATGACGAGTTCAATACTCAGATCGTCGAAGATGTCGCCAAGTTTTTCAAGACTCATACTACCGTTCCTCCAACCGATTTTACTAGTGATGGCCACGATTGCATTGAATTGTGTCGTCAGCTTCAAGCTGGCCATTCTTTACAATCTGTCGTTTGCCACCCTCGTATTTCAACTACTCCTCGTTTTATGGGCACTCAGATACCCCAACACTATTTTCATTCTGAGACGTTAATTCGTCGCGTTTTGAATAGCGGTTCACGCCCTCTCACTCCTATCAAGCTTGTCACTCAATTTGCTATTAATCAGATGATCCCTTGGCATGTTGTTGCCGATTTCGTTGTTCTCCACGACGAACATTCTGATTATGCTGTTGTTACTAACGGAAAGTCGTGTTTTCCCGTCGCTTCCATCTCGGATGAACAGTATAGCCATCCCGTTTACACTAAGCGTGATAATGTCCCTGACATTTCTGGTTATCCCCAGATTCATCTTGGTTATGCTCCTGTCGCCCTCACTGGCGAATGGGATAGACTCGCTGTTTCCCAAAATGATTTTCTTCCTATCGAAATGGTCCAACTTTTAGCCCACGCGCTTTTTGGCGTGGGTGAGGTTGCCGTCAATACAGATCGAGCCGTCCGCATTTCTAAAATTGCGGGTGCCTTCAATACTTCCGTTACCCTTGGTAAGAATATCCGAGATCTTTTTCAAATAGCTTTTGAACTTGCTTACGAAAAGATTTTCGGACATCCCTATTATGGTGATCTCTCCGATGAACAACGTACTCTTACCTACACGCTTGCGTCCAATATGCAAGTGCTCGTTGATTCGTCCCATAATATGTCCTTGGAAGTTGCTGAAAAGATCCTTGCCCTGTCCCCACAGGTAGAGGAACACCTCCGCAATCTTGCCATAGCTAGTCCGAATCGTCTTGCATTTGCTCCATTTGCAATGATAGTTAGTCAATTCCGTCCGCTCGTTTCCAAAGCCCAGGGATTTAGAAATTCTCTCGGCGATCGTAGAAAGACCGTTGGTATTGCGCTCACAGGCTCCCCCGGCTGTGGCAAGACTGAAGTTGTCCCTCTTATTCACCAAATCGTCATGAAACTCATTGGCGAGAAAGATCACCTTAATCGTTTGCTCCCTCGTCCTGAGGGAGCCTACATGAATGGTTATCTCCCGCCCCAACATTTAGGTATGTTATATGATGATTTTTTCCAACTTAAAGATGATGAAATAAACGTTCAACACGTTTCTGAATTCATCTACCTTCTCACCAACAAACCTTATCTTCCGAACTATGCTGACGTCAATTCTAAAGGTCTCAATCCTTTCACAGCACTTGTCATTTATATGACGACTAACGACAAGAATTTGGCTGTTACGAAAACTGGCTTTCCAGGCCAGGATAAGAATGCCTTTTTGCGTCGTTGGTTCGTTTGGGAGGTTCGAAATACCCATCCCAATTACAATCCCCAAACGGGTCGGTTTAATCCACCCGTAGAATTTTCTGCTAAATACATGTCTTTTGACCTTGTCCAACTCCACTGGGTAAATGGTCATGTTAATCGCACCGTTCTTAGTGCCAATCATAACGTGTACGACGTGGCCCGCTTTACAGCTGGCCAAATCAAAGCAGAGAAAGCTAAATTCGAATCTAAGCGTGCTTCTGTTAGCACAGATACTCTTATCCTTAATTTGGAAAAAGAGTCCATTTCAGGCCTCGAGCCTATTGCCGTTGATGACGATGTTGAGTTTTCCCAAAAGCTCACTCTCGCCAAGTCTCAAGGCATCGGTTCATGGTTTAGTTGGCTACGCGGTTATGATTGGGACGGACGTTGGCAGATTGATGCACAAAATGACCTTTTTCCTTATGGTCGTTTGTTGCGTTATCTGTCAAAGTCAAGTCCCGTTTC